ATATTTTACCAAGAAGCACAATTATTATATTTTCTATATTAATTTATATTTTCCTATTTTTATTATATAATTTTCATAAATAAATCATAAATCATAAATCATAAATCATAAATCATAAATCATAAATCATAAAACTATTTTTCTTCTATATTATTATTTTCTTCATTATAAATATTTAATGTACGCGCACTTGCATCATTGGAATCAATAAAACGAGGCATCCAATAATATGGAATTAAATTATCACATCCTTGATAATGTTTATTATAAATATATTTATAATATGCTTGTTCATATGTAACTGGTTTTGTATTTGAAAAATTCATATGTTTATAACTTTTTATAATATTATCTAATTCATTATGCAATGCTTTATTAGTTTGTATTTTTTCTTTAATAATTTCAAACCATGAGCGTTTTAAAGAACTTACTCCATCACTAAATGCTTCTTTTGTTCTCCATAAAATTTTTTCTGGTACTAAATCTGGCATTAATTCAGAAAACGATTTTCTAATTAAATATTTTTCACAATTATTTATAGTAGTATTATAACGTAAATTTTTATCTATAGACAAATAAAATTCAACAAATTGTTTATCTAAAAATGGAGTTCGAGGTTCAAGACCATTTGATGAAATAGACCTGTCACTACGCAATACATCAAAATTATAAATATCATTTAATAAACGTTTACATTCAAAATCAAAATCTTGAGCACACAGACATTTTTTAAAATATAAATAACCACCCATTAATTCATCTGCACCATCACCATTAAATATTACTTTACAATCACTATTTTCTTTAATATATTTTGCAACCAAATAATTACCGACACTTGCTCTAACTGTTGTGGTATCAAATGATTCTATTTTTTCTATAACTTCAGGTATAGCATCAAAAAAATCTTGCTCGGAAACAACAATTTCATGATGATTACTATTTATATGTTGTGCTACTATTTTCGCATATTTTAAATCTTCCGAACCTTCTAATCCAATACTAAATGTATTTAATTTAATTTCTTTAGCATTGGTATTATTCGCATTTTTAATAAATCGATTTACAATACAAGCAACTAAACTGCTATCTAATCCACCTGAAAGAAGACAAGCAATTGGTCTCTGTGTTGTTCCTAGTGTGCGTTTTTTAACACATTCCATAAATTTATTTACAATAAGATGATTAATATCATTCATATTATTATTTATTGAATCTAAATTATTGAAGCACGGAAATGCTATATATTTAGAATAATCCATAGTAAGTTTGTTATTCAAATCGGATATCATCATATAATGTCCTGGTATAAAATTACAAATGTTATTTTTTCTAGATGGAAAACTATATAAACTTTTTATTTCACTTGCAAAACCAATAGTATTATTTTCAATATAATAATATAACGGACGCACACCATATGGATCTCGTCCAATAAAAATTAAATTTTTTTGTATATCATATAAAATAAACGCAAATACACCATCTAATAGTTGAATGGTATATTCCATTCCATATAGTTTATATAAATGCAAAATAATTTCGCAATCAGAATCAGTTTCAAGAGTTATTTTATTATCAATTGCTAATTGTGCAAAGTTATAAATTTCACCATTACATATTAAAACGCAATTGTTAATTTCAAAGGGTTGATTAGATTTAGTATTTAATCCATTGATGGCTAATCTATGAAAACCAAAAATTATATTTTTATGATTTTTTAAAACAGAGAATTCAGGACCACGTGGTTTTCCTTTATTGAAATTATTTTCAATAATATTATTATTACTATTATTATTTATTAATGCAAATATCCCGCACATACTTAATATATTATCAAATAATATTTTTAAATATATTTTTAAATATTTTTAAATATTTTTAAATTTATTTTTTGATAAAAATAAAATATTATATTATTATATTATTTATTATATAATATGAATTATAATGTTACTTTGCAAAATTTCAAAAAAAATGATAACATAAATCATGAAATATATTCACGTAATTTTCCATCTGAACAATTAAATATGAATTTTTCACCACGTTCAGTATCTACCAAATATAGCACATTACCTATTTTAGACCATAGACAAGAATCCAGTGTACCAATGAATAATTATCCAATTTATGATAGTAATTCTACATTTTTTCCAGGAACTTCTAAGCCACATTTTTGTGGTTTTGCAAAAAATGTTGATTTAGAATCCAGTTTAAGAAGCCAATTTTTTGCATTACAAAAAGGTGATCAGGCAAAATATATACCATCATCTACTAGTAATTTATATCAAAATCCAGTAGATTTTGTCAATACTAATCAAGATTTAGATAATCATTTATTATTTCAAACACCTAGTTTTAATGATTTTAATCCAAATTTGTCAAATAATATTGGAAATGAAATATTTTTAAATTCTACAAAAAATCAACTTAAAAATTTATAATTAGTTAATAATTAGTTAATAATTAAATAATTAAATAATTAAATAATTAAATAATTAAATAAAAAATTAATATATACTTATAATCGTGTATATATTAATATGGAAGTTAATAAAACAAAAGATGCGGATTTGATGCTGTTAGGAAATAAAGAATTATATAATAAATTAGTTAATAAGAATGAAAAATCAATTATAATGAAAAATGATTTCATAAAATATAAAAAAGAAATAAAAACAAAGATAAATGAATTGTTTACTTATTATAGTGATCCAAGTAATAATTGTTTATTTATAGATAATAATAATGAAGATTATAAATATTTAACTTCATTTAATTCATTTGTTAATCATTATGTAGAAAATATTAAAACAAATAATTTTAAAAAAGAAATTCAAAATGAATTAAGTATATATAATAATAATAATAAAAATAATAAGTTACAAGACAGTTCATTTAATAATGACTTTAGTAATGTTAATATAGACATAAATAAAGATTTTTTTAATAAACCACAAAATAAAAATAATACTTTAGATGAGTTTATTGAGAAAAGAAATATTAATATAAAACCAAAAATATTACCCAAAAAAAGATACCAAAAATAAAAAATATATTTATATATTAAAATATTCATATATTTCAATATGGCAAAGCCAACCAATAAAAATAAAAGAAAAAATAAACATCATAATAAAAATAAAACAGCAAAATTTAAAAAATTAAATTGCGCACCAAATAGGGGCAAAGAAATAAATGGAGAATTACAAAAATTGTCTTGTTACAACAATAGTGAATTATTTAATTTTAAAAAAATATGGAATTCTAAAAATCCCAATAATTTAATAAAAACTAATAACCCCAAAAATATTTGGTTATTTTTTAAAACTAATTTAAGTTCAAAATGTTATAATGAACTATGTTGGATTAAAGAGAATCATATTGGAAATATAAATAAAGATCATATATTAAAAAATGTATTTAGACCATTTTCACCTACTAGCTGGAAAGCAAAACCATATGAATGGTTATCAAGTGTTGATATTTTAAAAGTAATGGAACAATATCAAAGAACAAATAAAAATTTTGTTTTTATTGGACCAACTCCAATTGATTTTGATAATAAAGATTTATTTGGTACTTGTATATATGAGCAATTATGTAAATTTGATATTAATAAATATTATAACGCAAAACCCAGAAAAGATAAAATAGGTATTATTTTTAATACAGACCCACATGACCAACCGGGCGAACATTGGATAGCATTATTTGTAGATTTAAAGAAGCAGTTTGTATTTTATTTTGATAGTAATGGTGAAAAAATTAAAAAACAAGTAGATATATTAAAAAATAGAATAATAGAACAAGGCAATAAAATAAATTTAAATTTAAAATATTACGATAATAAAGGTTTAGTCCATCAAAAACGCGACGGTCAATGTGGTATGTATACATTATATTTTATTGCTGAACTTTTACAAGAAAATAAAGAACCCGAATTTTTTAAAGATCAAAGAGTTCCTGATGAATTAATGAGAGATTATAGAATTAAATATTATAATAGCGAATAAAAATATAAAAACTTTAAAACTATATAA